GTGAAATAATCATGTCGCTTACCGCGACGAAGAAGAGTGTAGTTAGTAACAGTATCGGGTCCATCACCCTTGTCAACTACAACAGAATTCTGCAAATTCTCGTCTCTAAACCATTCATTAAATATAAGGTTATAGGCGCGAGTAGGAAGAGCAGAATGAGAAACGGTATTGGATGCTAAACCAACAGCACCAACCGTAGGCAAGCCGAAATAGTCTTGCAAAGAACTTACAGCGTATCCGCCAACAGGCGAAACTTGTTGAGGAATAACATAGGAAATAGAGTCAGCAGGATTATCCTGTTGACCCATGAACTTAACCCAGTTAGTCCAAACGAGACGATTAGGAACAAAGAAAAAGAAAGTCTCTAAATGCAGATTATCCATAATAGGAAAAATCGGAGTTGCGACACGCGCAAATGCAGTCATTGAGAAATTGAAGGTATCACCAGGAAGAACTTCATCACAATAAATAGGAACAAGATAACCACTATCAAAAGTGGTCTTGTGAGTAGACTGACGATCAAACGAAGAACGAGGAATATCAGCCTTAGGCACCATCGAAAATTTGTGAGTATCTACAGATTTGTTACGAAACATAATTAACCCCGTCTATAAAAATAAAAACCGTCTACATGGGGGGAACTTCCCCCCATACCCCTTACTCGACCAAACTAGAAAGCTCTAGTATTAATTTAGGAACGATCGGTATTAATCGTCCCGTTACTTCATCAAATGAACCCACATCAAATAGTTGAAAATCACCAGGATGTTTGGCGAAAGTTTCAGACTTATCGGATGCGTTGACAGACTCACCAATTGCCCTGGCTAATTGACCAATGCCAGGAGTACAAATAGGAGCAGTGAAAGTTTCAGCTTTCTTGTCGAACATACATACCAGTCTTAACATATTATAAACTCCGTTTAAGTTGAGCCAGCCGAGCCTGGGCAACAACAGATTTAACACATAACCTCTCGGGAGTGTTATCCGCAGAATGCGGAATAGCAGCAAGCTCGCGGAAATATTGTATATCTTCGAACCCAATAGGATTCATACGAGAATATAACTTATCGTAATACCGCGGAGGCTTAGATTTGCAACCGTTAATAATTACACGGTCATGAGGAAAAACATCAGTATTGAATTTTTCAAACCACTTGGCACCAATGCCAGGCTTGAGGGACATACGATTAAACTCTTTACAACGAGTAATGATCTCGCCAGACGATAAATCAACATCACGATAATGAGCATCAGATTGTGAACCTGTAATCTTCTTCATGATATAACGCGCAACATACGCAGCGGATTCGAAAGTAACCTCACCGACAGAAGAGAAGCCAAATGTCCAAAGACTTTCCAAAGCAGCAGAACGATAAATAGGACTGCCGACTGGACTATGATTAACTAATTGTAAGTCAGCGAAAGAATAACCAAAAATACAAGCGTGATAATGAGGGCGTGCACCCATATCGCCATACTCTCCGCACATATAAAATCGAACAGGGGCTTTAACATATTTTCTTAGCCTTTTCATAAATAATTGAAAATGCCGATAATTGAGGGAATTATCAGAAGGCAAATGCTCAGAAGCGTAAGTAAGAGTAATAAAACAATTCTGCTCATGTAAGGAAGCCTCATGCATACATCGGACAGCCCATTGCCTAGAACGTTCCAGACGGCAGCCAATACATTGACCGCATGGAAGCGTAAGAGATGAGACAACATCACCACGTTCAACAAATACGACTTCGCCATTGGCTAGTCTGTAAGCTGATAGGGGTGAATAGCATGGCATTAGAGACGAAAACCGCCACGCATAGGATGTGGCTGTATATTAGCGCCCTTAGTACGAGTAGAAGCATGATTAAACTTGCGAGCAGATTTATGCTTATTAACTTTATGCCTAGAAACTCTCATCAAAAAACTCCTTTTAAAAAAACCGTAGGGGAAAAAAGGTGAACCTAAAAGAGATTAGGTGTCACCTAGAACAGTTACATCAAGTATAGAACTGTTCAAACCGGTTTGTCAACCGGGATAATTGGCTGAATAATCTCAGCCTTAGGCATGACTAAGCCAAGCTTCTCAGCCTCAAGACGATTAGCCTCGTCAGAGCAAAAAGCCACAAACTCCTGAGGGTCGTTGTGAAAGCGATAACGCAGATCAGCATCAAGAGTATCAAAAGCATCTTGAGCATCATTAACGGCATTAACAGCCGATTGGAAATCAAAGATTCCGGTGAAGTCACCATAAGTAGGAAGCCTGGAAGCCATAGGAAGCTTACCAGTCACTCCAAAATTACGCAGTATGGTATTTATGTCGGAAGGCTTTAAGTCGGCTTGAACAGCCAACGAAGGGTCTTTACAGACCAGGGCAGACTCATCAGAGGCAGCCATAGTATCGTAATTGTAAGCAGTACGAAGAAACGGAGGAACAAATTCAGAAATGTGTTTCATATAAACTCCTATTTATAACCAGATTTAAGGGCATGACCAATATTAACAGCGTGCGCAGCAGAAGTGATATAAGGAACACCTTTACCATAAGCTGTCTTAGACATCTCCTCTTCGGGAGATTTAATTTGTCGCTCTTGTTTCTTAAGAGCAGTATCAGCGACAATAGCGCGAAATTCGGCATTAGCAATAGCCTCTTTCCAAGAAGGATAACCCATAGAAGCAGCACGAGAATTCAAAGTAGTAATAGTATTTTGATCAGAACTAGATTGAAGATTCTCAAAAATAGCCTTAGCCTTAGAAGCAGTAATGGTTTCAAGGTTAGCAGCAACGCGATGAGGAATATTAGGAAGATCAGCAATTTTCATCTGATTATCCATAGAAATACCATGAGTTTCAGTAGAAGCCTTTAGCGTTTGAGCAGAATTCAGCATAGACTGAGATTCTTGATTCTTAGCCTGAGCAGTAAGTAAAGCCTGGGTAGCAGAAGTAAGCGAACCAGAAGAAGCAGAAGCAGCAGAGTTTTCAACACGAGCCTGTTGCAAAGGCGGAGTAGCAGATCCGCCCTGAGAATAAGCAAGCATAGGATTAAGATCAGCAGCTTTCAAGTCAGCGACTTTACGCTGCATAGCAGTATTGGCTAACTCAATAGAAGTAGCATTATTGGTATTAGCAATCTCCTGATTAGTCTCATTGGCAGACTTCTGACCCATAAAATTAGCCAGGCCCCCAATAACAGGGCCGGCAATAGAACCAATAGAATCAAAAAACCCCATAAATCCCCCTTTAGAAGTGATCGATCATGCCAGGAACAGAATACAAAGGCATAGGACGAACAGTACGTATATTAATAAGAGAATCCAAAATAAATTGTTGTCCATTAGCAGAAGCACCTACAGCAACAATGCGAGACATAGGGGGAGTATCCTGAATAAACGTAGTATTCAGAGTCGGTAAAGCAGTAAACTTTTGAGCAAGATGCCAACCATCAATGGTACCGGCAGAAGTAGACTTAAACAAACCAGTAATGAGAGAAGGAAGATAACGATATTCAGCCCAACGTTCTTGATAACCGAAAGCAGCAGCATCATTAGCAGAACCATCACAGAAAATTTCCTTGTTTAATATAGCTTGTTCACCAAGCATAGCAAACTCAGGAAAGTAAAAATCATATCGAGTAGAACGTGACCACATTTTACGAAGACCTTGCTGATAAGTAAGATCAGCGCGAACTTGAATGAGACCAATGACATGACCATGCTCAGTAAATGATTGAGAAAAACGATTGTTAGAAGAAACAACATTACCCATAGCGGACAAAGTACCAACAGGAGTAGAGCCACCTGTCAAGCCAGTGGCAGAAGTCTGAGCAATTGGATTAATATTAATAGGGGTAGAACCACCGCCAAGGTACTCCGGGCGTTGGAGCCTGGCATCAGGACTAATAACACCAAAGTGAGCGCGAACCAATTCAGTATATCGAGTACCGCCACGAGCATCCCTCTCTAAAAGTTTCTGAATCTGGAAAGACTGTCTTAATTGAGAGACAGTCGCAGCAGTAGCAGCAGACAGATCAGCATATAAACCAGAAGCACCAGAAGTCATAACACCAAAAGTAACCAAACCACCGGCACCACCACCAGAATTAGCAGTACCGACATTAGTACCATCATTACCATCAGCCGCAATACCAACACCAGAATTATTAAAAGCTAAACCATAATTAGTAGTGCCATTAGTCAGACCTAAAGTCTTATTACCATAAACAGGAGCACTAGTGCCCAGGGGTAGGGTAACAGCAGTACCCCCCTTTTGAGCCCACGGAAGCGCAGCCGTGAAATAATCATGTCGCTTACCGCGACGAAGAAGAGTGTAGTTAGTAACAGTATCGGGTCCATCACCCTTGTCAACTACAACAGAATTCTGCAAATTCTCGTCTCTAAACCATTCATTAAAT